TTGAAAAATCGTCAAGAAGCAATCGATGTTGCACACTACGGTCCATTGAATCCTAATGATCCTAATGAAGAATATTGGCAAGCAAAAGCAGATATGTTTAACACTTCTGTTGACGAATCTAAAAGTGCACTTTGCGGAAATTGTGCATTTTTCGTTAAGACTAAATCCATGCTGGCGTGTATTGCTGCAGGAATTGGCGAAGACGCCCCCGCAGATCCTTACGACTCTATTGCAGCTGGTGAATTAGGTTATTGCGAAGCATTTGATTTTAAATGCGCAGCAAGTAGAACATGTGACGCTTGGGTAACTGGCGGACCAATCACAGAGGAATTTTTAGAAGATAACCCGTGTTGGGAAGGCTACGAAGCTTATGGTCTAAAAGATGATGGCACACCAAACTGTGTACCAGTTAAAGCACAAGCATTTGCTGAAAGACCAATTGCTAGAATTCCGGAAGAGGAAAGAGGTCGTGAAGGTTCTGCTAAGAACGAACCAGGAGATACTAAAACCTCTAGAGGTGGTATTGAAGTTTCTGAAGAAGTAGAATCTAGCTTGAAAGAAAAAATACAAGAACATAACGAGAAGAATCCACAAGATAGCCAAAAAGCTGATTTAGGTATGCTTAAAGCAGTATGGCGCAGGGGCGCCGGTGCATACTCTGTAGGCACCCCAGGTCGCAAAGGTATGACTAGATCGCAATGGGCAATGGGAAGAGTAAATGCCTTCCTTAAAATTCTAAGTGGATCTGCTCCATCAGATAAAGACTATACACAAGACAACGACTTGTTACCGAAAAGTCATCCTAAGCACTCAGAATCAATGAGCAAACTTGCTTTTGCATTAGAGAAAGACAAACAAGTTATTGTTGGACCAGTTGCTATTCCAGACATAGAAATCTATAGAAGGGACGAAGCTACCGGTGAACCTTACTATGTTAAATTTTCTGAATCTACCATTCAGAGAATGCAAGAAAAATTCATGAAAGAATTAAGGAACCGGGATACAAATATCGAACATAATGAAAATCAAAATGCAAATTCTTACGTTTTTGAAAGTTGGATTGTCGAAGATCCTGAAACTGATAAAGCCAACACAGTTTACAATCTCGGACTCCCCAAAGGAAGCTGGGCAGTCAAAATGCGAGTTACAGACCCAGAAGTCTGGCAAAGTGTCAAAGAAGGAAAGTACAAAGGATTCAGTCTCGAAGGAAGCTTCGTTGACAAAGAAGACTTCGAAGACCTCCAAAAAGAAAAGTCAATGATCGAAGAGATCATGAACATACTTAAAAATTAATGAGGTTAGGAAATGTCAGTATGTTTTACTGTCATATACAACCACATAATTCAATAATAAAAGTCACTAACATGAATTACAAAAACAAACTTAATCAGATCCGCGTAGTTCTAGGATTGCAGATAAAGCTTGCTTCTGAGAAATTGGTTGACGGCACCCAAGTTGAAGCAGAAGAATTTGCACCAGGTATGGACCTAATGGTCGTAGCCGAAGATGGTAGCAAATCTCCAGCTCCAGCAGGTGAGCACGTTACAGAATCAGGACTTAAAGTTAAAGTCGATGATGCTGGAAAAATCGTTTCTGTGGAAAAAGAAGAATCTGAATCGGAAGGACCTAAAGTCGAGATCGAAGTGGAAAAAGCTGCTCAACCAGTTAAAATGGCAGAAGAAGATAAAGGACCAATTGATGGTTCTGAACCTGAAGCTCCAAAGAAAGAAGACGCAGTTGAAGAAAAAATTGCTGAAGTCATGAAGAAAGTAATGGCTGCAATGGAACCCATGATTGCTGAAATGGCAGACATGAAGGCTAAAATTGCAAAAATGGAAGAGCAATATAGCAAATTTGCGAAAGCACCTGCTACTGGTAAAATTTCCACTTTAAACACTCAAGCTGAAAAAGCGGAGTCTGTTGATATTGTCGACAGATTTAAAGAGTTAAGAAAAACTCTATAATAAAAAACGAATAAAATTATAAACTATGTCATTTAACGTCGCAGGTTTACAACCATACACGGATCAACTTTCAACAGACTTGATCATCCGTGCAATACTTAAACCACAATCAGTTCAAAACTTGACTATCAAACCAAACCTAACTGCAGGTACTACGGCTCTTAATATTTTAGGTGCTGGAGTTTCAGTTCAAGATTATGAGTGTGGCTTCGCAGGGGCCACCGGTAATACTACCATTTTTACTCAGCAAAATTTAGTCGTTGCTACAAAGCAATTAAAAGAAATCATGTGCGTAGAACCACTACGTGAATACTGGATCTCTTCTGTAATGAGCGCTTCTGCTTATGCAAACGAAACTCCAGTGTTCGAACAGCAAATCGCTGATCTTAAAGTAAGAGAAATTAATAAGTACGTGGAAAGCACATTGTGGGCTGGAGACGGTTCATCACTTGACGGATTGGTATTTCAAACTTCAGTAGCTGAAGGTGCTATCGATGGTACTTCTTTTGCTGCTGACTTCGCTTCAGCAACTGCAGCTTACGATGGTTTCTGGGGAATGGTAGATGCTTTAGCTGCTGCAAATCCTGCAGTACTACAAGAAGATGATTTAGTAATGTATGTTTCATACGCAACATATTCTAAACTAGTTCAGTCTCTACAAGCTAAAGGTAACTCAATTCTACTTCAGTATCCAAACATCAGCAATGTGTCTGGATCTCCTGAGAATTCCTTTGTTTTTCCGGGCACGAATATTAAAGTTTTCGCTGCACCTGGAATCGTAGATTCTGGTTCTCCAGTATCTCCAACTGTAATTCTTGGTCCTAAGAAGTACGCGTTCTTCGGAACTGGTCTTAACAACGATCAAGATAAGTTCAGATTCTACTACGATCCAAGCGAAGATAACATTAAGTTCTTAGCTGCTTGGAGAATGGGTACTGCAGCAATTGCAAACCAGTTCATTTCAACTGTAGCTTAATTTAATCTATATAGAGTGTGACTTCGGTCACACTCTTACTAATAAAAAAATATAATACTTCATATGGCTTGTAACTTAACATACGGACTAGCTCTAGATTGCATCGATAGCATCGGTGGTGTAGCAGGTTCGATTTATATAAGTTCAGATGCTGATCTTGGTACGTTGACTTTGTCATCTGCCACTGGAAGTGTTTCATTGGTTACTGCTGCTACAGGCGAAACTGGAACTTTTTATGAGTTCGAAGTTGCTAAAAACGTAGCATCTTTCACAGAGACTTTTAACATCTCTAATGAAAATGGAACTGCTTTCTTTGAGCAAGCATTATCTCTGAACTTGCAAAAGATGGAAGCAAACAAAAGAAACGAAATTCTTTTGATTGCTCGCAACAGAAATTTAAAGGTTTTCTTTACCGATAATAACGGGAAGATATTCCTAATGGGCTATTCTAGAGGCGCTGTAGTATCTGCGGGTACTTCAGTAACTGGAACCGCGGTCGGGGATCTTAACGGATATACCCTCACCCTAACGGCCCAGGAGCCTGCGATGGCTTTCGAAGTCCAAGCACCGCTTGCAACAACATTTGCTGGTTGTACATTCGTAACTGCTCCGTAATTTTTTAGTATTTTCATATACTACCTAAACCAGATCGTGCGCACGATCGAGTTTAAAAGATCAGAATCTTTCTGGTCTTTTTTTATGTCATTTTCTTGAGAATACATATTCATGAATATCAAACACAAATTATGTCAGGAACATTAAAATTAGGAGCAACTGGTGGACAAATTCTATTTTCTACAAGTGGAACATCCGGGCTAGGAACTCCGGCAACTGGTTACGGATCATTATATTATGGTAGCGATCAGCAACTAAGATTAATGAACGATACTGGTGCAATTACTATATTAGGTGCTGGCGGAACAGGTTCAGGAACTTCAGGAAGCTCAGGAACTTCGGGTAATAATGGTGCAGGTATTTCTTACGGAGGTGGTAGTGTGGTAACAAACGTTGCAGGTTCAGTAGATGGATCTGCTTTAGTTTCTAATACCACAGGAGGTAATAACGTTGCAATTGGTGATAACGCATTAACTGCTAACACCACAGGTGGTAACAATACTGCAGTTGGTGATAATGCTTTGGCTGCAAATACTTTTGGACTTTCTAATATAGCAATTGGAGCTGGAAGTTTATACAATAATTTAACAGGTGGTAGAAACACTGCTGTTGGTTACACATCAATGTTTGCTAACACAAGAGGTAATGATAACGTTGCTATAGGAGAAGAAGCTTTAAGCACAAACGTAACTGGAAGTGCTAACGTAGCAGTTGGAAATAATGCTCTAAGAGTAAGTATAGTTAGTAGTAACACAGCAGTTGGATTTAATGCCCTTGCTACTAATACTACAGGAGGATCTAATACTGCAATAGGTGCAGCAGCATTATTTGCAAATACCACAGGTGGTGGTAACACTGCAGTTGGAGTTAGTAGTATGTTTGCAAATACTACAGGTATTAATAATACTGCTATTGGAGCTGCTACTTTAGATGCAAATACTATAGGTATACAAAATATAGCAATTGGAGCTAACTCTTTAGGATCAAATACTACTGGAGCTTACAATACTGCTGTTGGAACTTTTAGTTTAACTGCAAACACTATTGGTCAACAAAACGTTGCAATAGGCAATCAAGCAATGCAATCAAATGTTGATGGCGGTGGCAACGTTGCTATTGGTGATTCTTCTTTAGCTACTATTACAGGATCAAATAGTAACACAGCTATTGGTGACGACACACTATCAGCTTTAACAACAGGTTCTAATAACTTAGCACTTGGTAGATTTTCTGGTAATGCTATTACCACAGGATCTAATAACATACTAATTGGAGCCACTGGTGGCACAGCAGGTATGGCAAACACATTTGCTTATTATGCTGATGCTAATAACAATTTAACTGTTAATTCTGGAGCAGTTGTTTCTGCATCTAATACATCAGATCGTTATATTCCAATTGTAATTGGTGGCACAACTTATAAATTATTACTTAGTACATGATTAATTTAAGTGTAGGATCCGATAACGTCTTTGCCATTTATGCTGACACTATTGATAATAGTGTACAGGATTTTGGTGATTATTTCTTACTTGGATTTAAAAGTTTATACACTAATCAATGGGTGTATGTTGTACCACAAATTTTAACTCGCAATTCTAGATTCATTAAGTTTAATATCGAGGTTGTAGAATATCAATCTCCAGACGATCCTTTAAATGGTATTTTAGAAATATTTCCGCCGGGTAATTATTCTTACAAATGTTGGAATACAAACTCGGCAACTTTAGATCCTTCTGCTGGTTTATTAATCGACGAAGGACAAATGATTATGGCGAACTACACGCCTCCAGAAGTCCAGACTTACACTTACATTTCAGATAATGAAACGTTTGCAAGTGTGATTTATTATTCTGGACCTGCTAATGATTGTTTGATTGATGCAGAAAATTCTATTTTCTACGTCAATGAAGATATGACAACTTTATGTCAACCACTAATCATTGCTGAAGATGGTTACGCAATAATAGAAGACGGTTTTACTTGGTCGTTTAATTAAAAAAATTTTATAACATGAGCGGTAAATTACGCATACAGAACGAAGGAGAAATACAATTTGGACAATGGAGTACTAGCGGTACCGGTCCAGCTAATCCTTCTGCAGGTTATGTTACTTTGTATTCACAAGGTAGCCAAATCAAAGCTAAAGATCAAAATGGTAATATAACCGTATTTGGATCTTCAGGAACATCAGGACAGTCTGGTAGTTCCGGGACATCTGGACAATCAGGATCTTCTGGTAGTTCTGGACAATCTGGAACAGCAGGATCTTCCGGTACATCGGGTACGGGTTCACCAGGTACATCAGGAACAAGCGGACAAAATGGATCTTCTGGTAGTTCTGGAGTAGACGGATCTTCTGGTAGCTCTGGCGTAAACGGAACTTCTGGTAGTTCTGGGCAATCTGGAACAGCGGGAACATCAGGAAGTTCAGGTTCATCTGGACAAACTGGTTCTTCAGGTAGTTCAGGTTCATCTGGCGTAGACGGAACCTCTGGTAGCTCTGGCGTAAATGGAACCTCCGGTAGCTCTGGCGTAAACGGAACATCAGGTAGTTCTGGAGAATCTGGAACATCAGGATCTTCCGGTAGCTCAGGTTCTTCAGGAACATCTGGAGCTAACGGTATCTCTTCTGGTCAGCTTTATTATTTTAACCAATCACAATCTTCTGATGTTGCTCCTTATAAGGTACTAAATCCTATTCCTTCTGGTGGAGCACAACAGACTTTAACCACTAACTTAACCAGTCTTCAACAAAACGTTTTAGTTCAAGAATTTTTAACTCCTGAATTAGGATTTGCTGTTATCCCAGGTGGACAACAAACATTCCATTTTCATTATTTAAAACAAGCATCCGCAAATCTTTTAGATGCATACGCAACTATTGAATTAGCAAACTCTGCCGGTGTAGGATATGGAACGATTTTAACAACAGGAGTAGCACAAGTTGGATGGGTTGGAGTGTCAACACCATCATTAGTACTTTGTGATTTAACTTTACCAACCACAACTATTAATACGACAGATCGTATGATAGTTAAACTATATTTAAACAACAACGATAACCAAGCACGTTCAGTAGATTTTTATACAGAAGGCACACAATACTATTCTTTTGTGGTAACTTCAGTAGGTGTAATTTATGCAACTAGTGGAACCTCAGGTAGTTCTGGACAAAACGGAACATCAGGTAGTTCTGGACAAAACGGAACATCAGGTAGTTCTGGCGAATCAGGAACATCAGGTAGTTCTGGCGAATCAGGAACATCGGGAGTATCTGGTAGCTCAGGAACCTCCGGCGAGTCTGGAACATCAGGTAGCTCAGGTAGTTCTGGGGAATCTGGAACATCAGGAACCAGCGGAGCTAATGGAGCAACCGGTGCAACAGGTAGTGGAGCAACCATTAACAACAACGCAGATAATCGTGTGATCACCGGTTCTAACACACCAGGAGAACTTAATGGAGAAGCAAATCTAACATTTGACGGATCTACCCTAAGTGTTAACTCTATTAAAGTTACACGCGGGGGTGCTAACGACGCATCTAATATAGCTATTGGTGTAGGATTACCCTCTAATACTGCCAATGGAATAGACCAAATTTCCATTGGAAATAACTTAAATCTATTTCCTGGTAGTTACGACACTATTGCTATTGGTAATAATGTGGCTAAAAGTCTTACTATTGCCAATCCAAATAACAGTTATGATAATATCCTAATTGGATATGGAGCTGCAGAACTTTCTAATCCTACCCTTTTCCGTGGTAACACAATGATCGGAGGTTATAGAACTTGGGCAGCAGGGGGTTATGCACTGCAAAATACTTTAGTAGGTGTGCAAATTGGAGAATTAGCTACAGGAGCAAGCGCTTCTAACACTGCTATGATTGGAGCTCTTCATGCTTCCAATGCTAGTGGAGCTATATTTTCTAACTCTTCATTAGTTGGTAGCGGACAATTTTTAAATGCAAGAAGCGCTAACGTCAATGGTTCACAATTTACTGGACGATTACTTTTCCAAAATGCTAGTGGCGCTAGTGTTACTGGTTCATTTATAGCTGGTGATAATATAGCCGCAGGAGGTTCTGGAGCTACCTTTAGTAATGCAGTGGTTTTAGGAAGTAACGCTCTCCGTAATATTACAGGAGCTACGATTTCAAACACTGTGGCAATCGGTGCCGGACTTGGACAAAAC